TACTAATTTTTCATTATATATACTTTTCCCATAAAAGAAATATTCTCGTAATGCACTACTCACTCCATCTATTATCTGTTCCTCTGGATGTATAGTTTTTGAACGAACATGGACCATTAACATCTTTTCAATGGATTCATGATCTAAAGGTCCTACATAAGCTTTAAGATCCGTATCCCATTTCCATGATCGTTTAAGAAATGTACAATCTTCTATATCAATGAAAGGTTTACTCTCTGATACTTTATCTGCCATAGTATATGTGATTCCCATAGTATGTAAGGTATTAGATATAACAGTATGATCAAACCATGTAATACTTTTATTGACACTCATAATATTATCATCACCATAAGTCATCAAACATACATTATTTTTAAAATCATCTACTGTATTATTAGGATTAGTTACTCTATATACATATCGAATATATAAAGAATTAACTAATCCGTTAATAATAACTGTTAATGGATGGCCTGAAGGATTAGAACCAAAGAAACGTACTAAATCACCTTTATAAATGGATAATGGATAAATTATATCAGTATACATAGCTCTCATATATTTACTATCTTCATACGTAAAATTACCACTATCCAAGCACAATTTTATTATTATTTCAAATGCATATTTCATGAATACAGGACTCATTGTTTTGTCAAAAGCTTTATAATCACCTGCAATCATCCTATCACATCCAAATTGTGTTATATGATCATGTAATTCATTCCATTCAATTGATTGTGCAATAGTTCCAGGACCAGATTCAAATATGAGTCTGTTATTTTGAACTAACCTAACAAATGATAGGTAATACATTCTCATTAATACAGTCCAATCCATCGGTGCACTTGAAAATAATCTTACTTTCCCAGTCTGTAACTTAGATTCTGAAACGGGTTCATCTTTTAAACAATTATTGAAGACTATTCCAGCAGAATTACCAGATGAATATATTTTATTGAGCTTTTCTATTCGATCCATCATATCAGGTGTTATCTCAACAGGATCTTGGAAGTCATCAAATGCTGGTACTGCAACTAAAAAATGTTGCTTAGATCTATTAAAAGGAAAGCCTGCACTTGTATTCCTTGGTATTTTATTAACATGTGCAACACCTGGTGCGCCATTAACGGCTGTTTCCAAGTTGTATACTTCAAGTATAGAAAGATCTACCCCACTATTTTTGATGTCACACACAAAAGCTGAAGCGCATTCTGCTAAAATACCTTCATTAAATAATGTTATTGGTTTTACGAGATCTTGTGCGGCGATATTAAAGGGTTCCCAGCCCCCTAATTTGGGTGCAAAGAATTTCTGCTTATATCCATGTTTCTCCAATTCATCTGCTATTGGGGTTCTGGTCACACGACTTTTACCTGTATTAACAAAAGCATTTTTAACTGAACCATATACATTTGCAGATCCATTCTCTAAATATCTAAATGTAGATTTGGAATGTAACTCAATTAAATCACTTTGTGGAAACATCTCAGTAGGATTTGGTATCCAATCTAAATGTTGCTCAACCATATCTCTTGAGATCAATAAGGAAGCAACACCATTAGTTATACCACCATAAGCGTGTATACCAGCAAAAGCATATCCTTGTGGGGTATCCAAAAATAAAGGAGAACCACAATGACCATATTGTGTTATAACATCTGCTTGCCCTGACCATATTTCAAATGTATTTTTCGAATTCTCATCAACTTTTTTCATTCTACATATATTTCTAACATTATTGACAATTTTATGTCCCGATTGATCAATATGCATATAAAATCCTCTTTGATCCTGAACATGAGAATCACGCATTAGGTATTTATAAAC